CAGCGGCGAGAGCGCGGGTGACTTCGTCCGACAGGTCCGAGGCGATTTCGCCTTCAGCAGCGGTAGCGCGGGTTTCTTCAGCAGCGATAGCGGCTTGAACAGCGGCCAGTTCAGTAGCAGCCGATTCAGCGTCCTTGATGGTGCGGACAATGACAGCACCGGTGTTGTCCAGAGCCGAGTAACGCACGACCTTGTCGGTCGAGTTAAACCACAGGCGGCCAGCAGCAACCGGCATCGGGTCCGACGACAGGATTTCGAGGTGAAGATTTTCTACGTAGGCATTGGCCGCAAGGGTAATGCCATGAAAGACGGGGAAGTTAGCCATGTGTTTCTCCAAGAAACTTTGTATAGAAAGGTTTTCTCGACACGGCTCAGGGTTCCTACTATACCACAAATCGCCTCAAAACTAAAAGCTCTTGGTCTACCCGAAGAGCGTCGCTTCCGGCGTGTTTCACTCGCCATTCCGTTTCTGGAAGGGCGCTGTCAAAGTAAAATTTACCATCCCGGTACTCTGTAAGCTCGGCACCGTGGGCCTTCATGTATGATGCCAGATGGATGTCTCGCTTAGCAACTACAATTTTATACTTCATAGACCGAACACCACAAAGACTGAGCCAGCCGTCGGCTCAGTTAGATAGACAACGAATTGGTTATTACTAACGGCTTTTGTTTTGGCAAAAAATTGATTGCCGCTAGTATCCGTCAGTGTCGCGGTAAAGTTATACGTCCCAAGATTGTGCGTCACTACCCAAGTTAGCTCACGAGTTGCGAAGTTATAAACCCGCAATACTCCGCTGTACTCTGATGCTGCCGCCGCTCCCGTCCCGTATACTTTACCGTACGACTTGGCAAAGTATTGAGCTGTCATTAAATCCCCGCTTGGATTACCTTAATGGTAGCAGTTCCTTGTGAATATTCTATTACACGAATCCGTACGCCAGTGACTGGAAACGCATAATACCCATCGGCATTCGCCGTTTGATTTGAAATAAACGGAAACCAAACAAAACTATCTTGATCTTTATTCTGCCAAACATCTTCATACGTATGTTCAACAGTGTACTTCATGACTGCGCCGTCGCTTAGCATCACCGCGACAGCCACATTTACAGGGCTTTGACTAATATTAATGCTAATAGTATTAGTAACCCCGATGCCGGAAATGGCTGCCGTAACCTGCCGTGCCATTAAAACGTCCCCCCCTGAATGCCGTTGCCTACAACCAAGCCCGGCAGGTAGTCTAGCGCCGGGTGAACATTCGTACCATCAGCGTACAACGAAACAGTTTTATCGTTAGGCACAGTTACTCCAGTACCCGAAGCTGTTTTTACCACAATGCTTTGACCGCCGGTAGTATTATTTTCAACGATGTACGGCTTATTGATTGTAGGCACAATCAGGTTGCGGGTGTTGGTAAGGCTGACTGCCGAAGTCACATTCAAAATGTAGTTACGGGCAACCTGTGTTGCGTTCGTATTTGTCAGCGTAATTGTAAGGTCGGAGTCAACAGTAAAGTTTGCGTTAGCTCTACCAACAATTGCTTCTTCAAGAGCAGTGCCAAGATTAGTATTGGTAGTGGTGCCCCATACGCCGGACTGCTCCCCAGTGCCAATAAGCTCAATCTTAATGCTCGAATATGTGCTTGCCATTTGATATTCCTTATGCTGCTATAACTTGCCAATTAGGGAATTGGCTGTCGTCTATAAGTCCCCAGACTAGCGTAGGTCCAATCCTACCAACAGCCGATACCCCAGAGACATTTACTATTGAGCTTCCTGTCGCGGATACACTACCAACCGCCCCGTTTGCTACAAGTCCTGTTACATACACCGTTTCATCTAGGTATACATCTGGCGTACCTATAGCCCCAGTTGCTACAACCCCACTAACGCCAAACGTTACCGTAGTATTAACTTCAACTGCCCCGACTGCTGAGGTAGCCACCGTTCCTGTTGCATCTACTTGGGCTTCGGCAACTACATTTGTGGTACCAACATTACCAGTAGCGCTAACTCCGGAGCCGTCTACAATAGCGTCACCAGAAAATACCAAGTAGCCTACATCGCCAAAGCCTGCTACTCCGATTACTGAAACTGCAACATCAGTAACAACTGCGATACTTCCTAACTGCCCAGTGGCTTGGTTGCCGGAAACACTTACGTCTGCACCGGAGCTTGTACTTACTGACCCTAGCTCAGACGTACCAACAACACCGACCAAATCTGTAGAAGCATCCGCAATTACTAAAACACTACCAACCGATCCAGTGGCGGCTACACCGTCTACATTTACTTCTAATACATCCGCGCCCCATCCGTCTCGGCTCCAAGGACCAGACCCCCAGCCAATGTAATCGACGGAAAAAAGCACGGAGTACCTTTAAGCAATACGAATGATGGCATTAGATGCGTCTGCAACCGGGAACACAATCGTAAAGTTACCGGCAGTAGAAGTCTTATCCGAACCAAAGTCCAGAATACAAACCGCCTTGTTCGACTTGCTGCTGTTATAAATCATAGCGCCGCGGGCGGTGATAGTAGCCGTGCTCCACGTGGTGTCAGCAAAGTCGGTAAGTGCGGTGGTGCCCGAGGCCGTGGGGGTGACGTTGGTCAGCGTGTTGCCGCCGGCGGTGTACCCAGTACCAACAACTTCGTTAGAGGTTGTATAGACAGTAGTGGTTGCGTCCAAAGAAGCTGACGAGGTGTACAGCGCAATTTTAAAAACGTCGCCGGTAGAGGCGGTGAAGTTGTGCGTCGCGGTCAAAAGTTCAACCTTAAACGAAGTGCACATTGCTTGGCTGATTGCCATAATAAACTCCTTAATCCAAAAGTTTTACAAGTTCGGGATGCCCTGCATCCACGAGTCTATTTCCAATGGTTACATTGTGACATGCAACCGCTTCTTTCATATACGCAAGAAGAACGCCCTTGATTTGAAAACGAAATGCTTCTGCTTGTTCTTTAATCACTGGGTGTGAGTTCTTGCCCACATAAATAATTTTATCCAACAGCCGTTCAGTAAGTTCTTCGGGAGTAAATCCACGGTTATCGGAGGTATGTACTGTAACCCCACCCAACAACATCGGAATTTCTGAAGTAAACAATTATTTCTCCTATTGTACCGGGTACCGAACTTGACCACTGCGATAAGCATCGCGCCTGTTTTTACCATCGCCCAGTTGTTTGAGAAGCTGCATAGCTTCTTCATACCGAGCCTTATACATCTGAAGCATTTCCTGCTCGCCCTTCAAGAACGTATACGCTTCAACCAAAGAACCGTACAACAGCACAGTATCGAAGTTATCGCCAACCCAGCTAGTGCCAGCCGTGATGATTGACTGCGGGTAATAAAAATAATGCAGCTCGATGTTATACGCGAGGTTTGGCGTGGGGCCTAAGATAAATGTATTTTGGTCAAACAGTGCGTAGTAAAGCGGTTCGCCGGTATCGGCGGGGGTCGGGTAGGCTTCTCTAATAAAGTTAACATCTTTGTTAAGCAGGTACTTAAAGCCGCCTTGCCCGTCAATAACACCCATAGAGTATGTAGCCAACCAATCAGATGGGGCCGCTAGATACGCATTACCGGCTGTAGCATTACCAGTAACGTTTTTACGCAAGGCTGGCAACTGCACCGAGTTGTAAATCCGCTGTTCGGCCTGTTCAATGAACGTGTTAATGTCCGTTGCCGAGAACGTATTCTCGCAGTAGTCCTGAATAGCGGTTACAAGTTGGTTGTAGTTCATGCTTATGCCATAGGTCCACGAGCTTTGGTGCCCTTAACGGCAGCGCCGACTCCACGAATTTGAAGGCCGTCAGTCTTAGGTTCAGCAAAAGCATTCCGGCTAATATTACCAACTGACATATTGATATCGTTGGCCGTCAAACGGCTCCCACCTTGATACCCAGAGTTTTTAATATCTACCCCAGCTTCACCGCTCATATTGTGCGGCTCTGCGTAGACTTCGGCAGACCCAATTTCTTTGCCATCTTTTTTCATACTGAACGTAGCCATGTTAGCGTCCTCGCGACGAAGTCCGTTGGTTCATGACTTTAGCCATGCCCCGGCCATACTTTTTCATATCGAGGTTAGTCTTGCCACCTTTAGCAAAACCTTTACCGTGCAGGCGCTTCTCATGCGCTTTAACTTCTGTGTCTGCAATTTTTTTAACTTCTTTCTTATCCATTTGTAACTCCTTACGTTGTGCTTACTGTTACAGTACCTACTTGTCCTTGGGCCACCAAATAATTAGGCGTTAACCCGGCGTCGTTTCCTCTAGCTCCACCAACAGGATTCCATCCCCATTGAATTACTCTACTACCCCCCGACAAATCACCGATTCCATTGGGTCCGGCGCCGGGTTGAATCTGTAATCCAGTTGTACCTGCAGTTAAGTAGCTCACATCAGGTCTAGGATTTCTTACTGCTTGCGGGTCATTGACCGGGTACAAACCTAAGGATAGCTGCGGTTGATCGGGTTCCCAACAAGTCGAACACACTAGTATGTTAATGTTTTTTGTCTTAATAACCAAGCGCTTTAGTTGCTTCAGTTTATATCTAAACCCGCACCTATCACATTCTGCAATTGCAAACTTACCAGATGAAAACTTCGAGGCCATTACCAGCCTCCGCCACCAACATAGCTAACACGCGGCACTAATCGGATGGCTGCTTTCTCCCGGTCTTCATCGGCAGCTAGTTGATACTGCTGTTCGTAATCAGTCTTTAACATTTCAATACGTGACACGGCGTCTGGAATTTTTAACGATAAGTAATACGCAAGCCCCGCAACCATTGCGGGTAAAAACCTAAAAGGAATGTCTTGGGTATTAACGCCATTGCCCGCGTCTTGAAGCCTACGCAAACGCCAGTACACAAATGTGAATTGATTATTAGTTGGCGGTGTGGGCCACACATTTATGGTGGGGTATTTAATAACTGTTCCCGGAGGTATAAGCCCATCAGGATACGTAGCCCCAGACTGGCGGTTAATCCAAACTTGAATCGGCCTACCCGTAGCATTTTTATTGGGGATCATCGCGTACGTAGATTCGGAAATGCGCGTGATGTTGATGTCAGTTTGGTTCTGCCCACTACCTGTACGCACAACGTGGTCAAGCAGGTCAATAGTATCTATTGGTAAGTTGTACGTAATTGTATTGGCCGTAAGAAGAATCGACC